GCTTACCTCCGCTGAACTGAGTCACCACAAACTGATACGGATTGATAGTACTTGCCGGGGTGCCGCTTGCTTCCTCCACAGTGCCTTGCCAAACACCTGTCCAACTCTGCGTATTGGTGTTGTAGCAGAGTGTTGTGTTGTTGACTGTGCTGGTGCCGGTTGGCACTGAGAGCAGGTAGCGGTTGTTCCAGAAGATTGCTGTGGCATTTTCAACTGCTGCCCAGTTGATCTCATCGATGACATCTTGGATCGGGTAGCTGATGACTCCAACGTCACTTGCCACCATGTTCTCCTCCATCGTGCGTCTGATTGACCTGACTCCTGTGCGCGATAAGAAAAACAAGTCTTCACCTACCTGGGCTATCGAGCCATGTGACACACAACCTGTGGAGGCTGAGATTGTTCTGATCTTAAACGTGGAAGCTGCCGGGGTAGTCGCGCCACTCGTTGCTGGCACTGGTGCTGTGTCCACCACATAGCAACTATTCTTGCAGAACACCACCACGTTGAAGCCTACCCAGCTTGCCAGCCCAGTCACCGGGTCACCAAGGCCAACTTTGAACGCATTGCCTGCCGGGAACGGTGTTGTGCTGCCAGCATTAGCCAGGATGTCAGAGACGTATATCTGATCATCGCTGGGTTGGTATGCGAACGCTCGAAAGTTGTTGCTGACTATAAACTTGGAGTTTGTCGGTGCAGCAGGAAACTCAGTCACCACAAACGCAGATGAGCTAGTGTCCCACTTGATCTCTCCGATGCGGTCATTGCCGTTGTGGCTAGTGTAGAACAGTTTGTCTGCCACCTGGGCGGTGTAGACTCTTGCGGTGGTGCTGTTCACCTTAACAGCGGCAGATGCGATGTTGCTCACCGTGCCGCTTGAGTTGATCGAGTAAATCTTGCCGTTGACGAAGACGATCAACGCCTCCTTCGCGTCAGTGTCAAAATAAGCTATGCCTTGGACGTTTGTGCTGGAGGAGGTGCTGCCAAGTAGATCAGCGAACCTGTGAAAGCCTCGCCTGCTTTTGAGCACACCGTTCTTAGGTGCATCCAAGTCTTTCAGCAGTTCAGCCTGGGACTCGTTTAGGAGGTTCTCGCGGAAGTTGCTGATCTGGCCACCAACGAAACTTGCCTGGCGGTCATAGACCACCGCATCGTCAAGTCCGTCATTGTAGTAGACTGGCATACACTAAAATCCAAAGTCATCGCGAGAATAGCCCATGCCGTATGCGTCAGGTATCAACCTAGTCTCCTTAGCTGACTGGTTATTCTCCTGATCCCGCACCACCTGCATCAGCGAGTTGGCCTGCTGTATCTCTAGCTGCGCTTTGCCAAACTGCCTGCTGCGTTTCAGCATGTCTCCTGTTGCGAAATGAATAAGCACGTTGTCGATCCCGCTGATCATTGCCGAGTCGTAATCACCCACCATCGGCTGAATTTTCTTTTTGCCGATGACGTACAGATTGACCGGGGCATCCGCTGAGTAGTTTGGCTTGTCGAAGAACTTAACCCGCTGAAACTTGCTGACGTTCTCCCACTCGGGCCAGAAGAAGTACTTGCTGCTGTCTGACGCACTACGCACCTGGACATATCCTGCTGTTGTCTCCTTACTTATCGAGTGAACTGCTGACCAGGTGTTGGTGGTGGCGACTGAACTCGCCAGTGTCACCGTCTCCTTCTGCATCGTCAGTTCCTGCCCGTATAGCTCGCCAACAATCGTGATCTGCTTACCGTTGTCAGAACTGTCTGAGGACAGAAACTCAATAGCACCATAAGCAGGATCAAAGTTGATGCCTGAACTATCAATAACGCTAAACTGAGCAGTGTGTGCATCATTCTTAAAGCTTTCCGGGTCAGTCATGAACTCGGTGATCAGTTGCGTAGGTAGCAGGTTCTGCTCGTTGTAGCTGATGCCGAGAATCGTCTCAAACTTCTGTGGGCAAACCATCTCGTCTGCCAACTCAGACACAACCGCAGTTGCGGATGCCCCCGATCCAGCCCCACCTGTGAATGTCACCGTAGGTGCTGAGGTGTAGCCTGATCCTGAGTTTTGGATGTAGACCCGGCTAACAGCACCGCCACCAAGCTCAGAAGCAGCAGTAGCCCCGCTGCCAGCACCACCTGAAAAACCAACAGTGGGTGCGGAGGTGTATCCTGTGCCGCCATCGTCGAGTATGATTTGTGTGATCCTGCCATCAAACGGCAGTGTGGTCTGCTCTACATCGAGAGTCTCCCTCCACAGACCGGAGTTGATGATGTTCTCGTGATGTTGCCTGACAAACTCTTTGCACCTGGCCTTGCTGGTGGAGTCAGTCTTGTTGACCAGGTTGCAGACGTAGTTGGCAATATCTATGAGAGTCATTGTCCTAATGAAAACACAACCAAGTCAACCTGGGCCGGGTTTACTGTTGTGTTTGCGTAATTCTTAAACTGCACAGTGAAAGAAGAGTTGCTCCTAGCAGTCACTACTCCATAAGCAATCTCACTGTTTGAGCTAACCGTCTGCCAGTAGTAAGCAGATATCATCACGCAGTAACTTGAAATCGTGCTTTTAAGGTTAGTACTGAACGGAAAAGTTATCAGTCCTTCGTTGCTGGAGAAATTATGAGTTGGTGTTCCTAAGTTGAAACTTGAGCCAACTGTCACAGTGCCAGAGTCATCGTCATGAGCTTTGTTGTAGCTCATAGATATCCAGGCTTTTGCCAGCATAGGCGAACCCACACTTGCACCGATTGCGTCAGCAGATGCGACTATTGTGCTGGTATCAATAATCTCTCCCTGGGTCGCTAGACTGACTACACCAGACTCACTGCTTGTTGCGTCTAGAGACTGGATAGTAGACTTGACTGTGGCCTTCCTCAGCTTGTTGCCAGAACCGTCTGCATCGTAAAAAAGCAAACTGTCATTAGCTGCCACCGGAGTGACTGCTGACTTTCCGTTGATCAGGCTGTCGCTTGCTCTTACTAATGTGGCAGCAGAGTCACTGGCATCCAACTCCAGATCAGTTGTAAAGCTTACCGCATTGATGCTGTTGCTGGTGCCTGCCAGTAGCTTGTTGGCTGCCACAGCAACGTCAGTCGGATTAGCAGTGGCGTTGGTGGCGTTGGCCTTGACCGTCTTGGCCGCCATCGTCTCCAGCTTGCTGTTCTGTACTGCATCATCAACCAACTCAGCAGTGTCCACCGAGTTGTTTGCCATCTGGGCTAACGTCACAGCGTTATCATCGATCTTCGCTGTGGTTACTGCGTCATCATCTATCGATGCATTCGCGATGATGTTGTTCAGCTTGGCAGCCGTTACGGTGTCACCATCTGCGAATGACTGGGTGGTGCTTAATCCTGCCATCTGATTGCCTCCTAGTTGGCCGCCTTAGCTGCCTTCTTCTTGGGTGCAGGTGTGACACTGCTCGCAGCTTCTACTGCTAGCTTAGCGGCATCTGTGCTTTTCTGTACCCCGGCTCTCAGGAAGATCGCGAGTAGGCTCGGTACTGCCACCTGGAGAAACTCCGCGAGACTTATCTCTGATGACATGAACAAACCGAAGCTGGAAACGATCCCAGCTAGTCCTGCATATACAGTTTTACTTTTCCACATGTTAATACTTCTTCTTTGCTGTTTTTGCTGCCTTCTTAAAAGCTTTAGCAGTTGGGGCACCTTTGCTCCCAGGCTTACGCATCTTCTCTCCGCTGCCTGACTTAATGCGCTTCCGCTTCGCGTGTATATTCTTGTATAAGCTCATTGTCTTTTAAGTAACTGCCGTATCTTCAAAATTATGTAAATCAGGCTGGCGACACTGATGCCAACCTTGAGGATGAGATCAATCTGCACCATCCAGTTGCCGATCCCGGTAACTGACGCAATTGCCACCTTGATATCATCTAAATTCATCTCCTGTTCCACACTCCGTTGGTGCTTCTCTGCCACTCATTAAACTTGTACTCCTCCGGTTCCCAGGTCTCGATCTCAAATCCTGTAATGCCCAATCTCACATCACGAATCGCTCCGAGGTTGCTGCACCCGCTCCCCACCACGATTGCCCACAAGCATATTAGAGTAATTGCGATGCTGCTCCCTAAC